GTCAACAAGAGTACCATCTATTCTACAATCTTTATGACCTTTGACTCCATCTACTTCTTCCATCTTTTGTATTTCAGAAACATCATGTCCTGAAGCTTCTGATAAAAGAACAAGAAGAGATTCTAGGATTTCTCCATATAAAAACTTTAATCTAGTTTTTGCGTCAATCTTTTTTGGTTTAATATCTGATTTAATATCATACCATAACTGTCTATCAGGTCTTCCTATTTGAGATAGTCTTAACGTAGTTAAGTCTTCTCTCTTCTCAAATAAGAACTTGTCAATAGAAGCCATTATATTCTTTTTAAACGTATCTAAAAAGTCTGTATTGATTTTACGTTTATCTAAACCTTCATCAATAGTTTTATATATGTCTTCTATTAACGTATCTATTTTTTTATTCATAATAATTCCTTATAAAAAATCCCACCAACCACAACCCACTTCAGCATTTAGCTTAATCTAGAAAGGAATTTCGTCATCCAAGTTATCACCTGACTTATACCCATTAGGTACAACATCAAAGTCCTCACCCTCTGTATACTCTACAAGGTTAGTAACTTGGACTGCCTGAAGGTCAGCACCAATGCCTGACTTCCCTGCGTAGCTCCATTCATACGTTTTATAAAGAACATTAACGTCAGAACCATTGCCAATCAATGTTCCTTTGATATCTCTCTTCTGAGAGTCTTTCAAAGAAGGTGGATTATTTTGATTACCACTCTTAGAAGTTACCTTCCTTTTGATAGTAACAAAGTCTCCTCTCTCATCATCTTTATTCTTAACTGCAAGACCTGAGTCGATAGCCTTCTTTTTATTAGCACCATCTAGTGCTAAGTCAATAGTCCAAACAGGCTCAAACGTAGTGTTTGGATTAGATATAGATGCCCAATAGGCTTTACCATTTAATACTGGCATTGCTTTTCTCCTTAGTTTTGTTAGTGCAATCTTAGTTGCTATTAAAATATAATGAATTATACTACATAACAATTAGTCTGTCAACACTTAATGTGTCTCATACCAATTTTTTCCAATTTTATATTCACTATCCAATGGACATTGAACATCCAGTTCTTTCTCTACAAGTTTCATAGCTTGTTTAGTTAGGTCTCCAAACCTTTCAGCTTGGTCTCTACGAACTTCAAATTGGTATTCGTCATGTATAGATGCAACAAGTCTATAATCATAAACCTGTTGCACCTTTAAAGTTATTTGTCGTAGCCATTCCTTACAAATGATTGCACCTGCTCCTTGTAAGAGTAGGTTCATTGATGCATGAAATTGTCTGACCTTCAGTAGTCTACCATCAATACCTCTTATCTGTCCTTTCTTTGCAACTCTATCCACCTTATCACGCAAGGTTTTAAGAGAAGGCATATTGGACATGAACTTATTGATAATCTTCTTACCTTCAGTCTTACCACCACCAACTATCTGACCTATTTTATCAGGACCTGCTCCATAGATTAGAGCATAGATAAAAGTCTTAGCTTGGTCTCTAGTCTTTAGACCTGCAGCCTTCTGGTTGGCAGTATGTATATCACCTTCAACTACTTCCTTTGTAAACTTGGAATCGCCCATGTAATGAGCAAGGCAACGAAGCTCTAGGCTAGATGCGTCACAACCTAGTAATACATAATTACTATTGGTAGGTATCCAAACTGACCTACATTCCTTTCCATAGGGAGAATAGGAAGCAGGAACTTGAGCCATGTTTGGAGAGTTGTGTGCCATTCTTCCACTAATTGCTTTTAGTGTCATAACTCTACCATGCACCTTGCCATCATCTTGGACTACATCTATCCAAGATTTTATCTGAGAAACTCTCTTCTGTAGTAGAAGATAATGGGCAATAGTTTGTGCTTCAGGAATATTTTTAATTCTTTTTAATGTTCCTTCATCAACTATAGGATGCCCTGTAGGTGTAAGGTTCTCAGGTTTCCAACCTTTCTCTATCAATCTCTTTGAGATTTGTTGTCTAGAGTTAGGATTGAACTCTTCCACACTATCATCTAATCTCTTACCTGTCTTCTCTGAATATCTTTCTGTAATGATAGGTGGGAATATTTCTTGTAAATCTTTTTCTATCTTGTCTGCTTCTTCTTCAAGCTTTGAACATAACTTGTCTGCCTGTTCAACATCTAATTTAAATCCATTCTCTTCTTGCTTATTAACTATTGCTCTAATCTGATGCTCTAGAAACATGGATTTCTTTGAATACTTTTTTAGTGTAGGAAGTAAGTGTAAGTATAACTTATGCGTTAACTGAACATCCTTGATACAATACTTTAACATCTCTTCATTGAAATGTGAAAAGTCATTGTAGTCCATCTTACCAAATCCCAATCTCTCTCCCCATGCCTTGAGTGAGTGACCACCTTCTAGCATAGGGTCAGAGAGTTGTGAAAGGATAAGTGTATCTCTTACTTGAGATAATTTTATTTTGCTACCTGTCAGTTTATTAAGTATAGGTGCATCAAAGGATATTCCATTATGCATAATAAATATATCTACAGACTCACTCCACTTAGCAAAGTCTTTCAGAGTATCTCCATGCCATGATAAGACTTCTCCTTTGTCAATATCTTTGGCAACAATACAATGAATGACACTTGCATTTATGTCATCAGTTTCAATATCTACTACGTATTTTCTCATAAAAAGTCCTCTACATCTGTTTGGTTATCAGATTCAAGTGGATTCTCTATCTCTTTTAATCTACCTGAATCCTTGTCATATAAGAGGTAAGTGGCTATGCCTGTCTCACCTGCATATCTATTCTTTAGTACTCTCACAGTAGTTGTATTCGCTACTGTAGGGTCTTCTGCTTGTTGGTCTCTCTCTAGTGCAATAACTGCATCTGATATTTGAGCAATAGAGTGTGAACCTCTAAGCATTGATAAAGATATTTCTTTACCTTGCTCTTGACCTTTATCACCACTTGCTCTTCTCAAGTGAGACACAAGTAGCATTGCACATCTAGTTTCTTCTACTAGTGAACGTAGCTTAGTCATAAGTTGGTCAATGTTTCTTCTCTCATCTTCACCTTCAATACCTGAAACAAGTATGGATAGGTGGTCAATAAGAATATACTTACAGTCTAGTGCCTTGACCATATATCTAACTCTATTTAATATCTCATCAGTAGTAATACTACCAAAGTGGTCAAAGCCATAGAACCTTCTAGTTCCAATAGTCTTTCTTTCAAACTCTTGCAACTGCTCAAGTGTATAGTTCTTCTGTACTTCCTTGATATACAATCTGTCATTAGCTTCTACTGACATGATATGTAGCATAGTCCTAGTAATATTTTCTTCTAGAGAAAACACACCAATGTTATGCTCTGTATTAGTAAGTAAGTGATGCATCAGTTCTCTCATAAGAGATGACTTACCTGCACCTGTACCTGCAGTAAATGTAATAAGTTCACCTGTCCTGATACCATACAACTTCTCATTCAGTCCATCATAAGGATACAAACAAGTTTCAGTATCATCTTCTGCATATATCCTAGAAGATATATCTGCAAGGTTATGAATACCTGCAGGGGTGTAAGGCTTTGCGTTCCAAAAGTCTTGAGTAAACTCTTGCTTCTTACCTTTCATAAGATACTCATTGGCATCTTTATATCTCATGTCCATGATAAGACATTTATTAGGCTCGAATATCTGAGCAACCTTGATTGCTGCCTTCCTACCATGCTCATCATTATCAAAGCATAATACAACTTTATCAAACTTATTTATGTAGTCATAGTTTGCCTTGATATCTTTGAGTGCAGACTGACAACCATTCTTGATTGATATACTTGCCCACCTTGAACCTTGTAACTCATAGGCAGACATTGCATCAATCTCACCTTCACATATAGTAAGATACTTGCCACCTTGAGGAAACTTATTCTGTCCAAACATAACTGCTCTAGGTAAGTTACCTTCTGCAGAGAAACCTTTATTAGCTACAAGTCTTATCTTATTACCTATGTGGCTATTATTGATATCATAATAAGGATAGATATGCTTAACCACATTATTATTTCTATCGTGTAATACTTGGACATTATAAAAGTTTGCAGTCTCTTTTTTGATTCCTCTATCAGGGATACCATCTACAACTCCACTACTAAAATTTTGATGATTACTATTTATAGATATAGGCTTTTGTACTTGTTCCATATCTTCTCCTTTTGAGTAAGTTCTACATGAAAAGCAAAACTTAGTTCCACCTTCATATAATACATTTGCATCAGATGAACCACACCTGTCACAACTACCTTTTCTAACTACCTTTGAATCTCCCATGTCATTCCTTCCATTTTGTTAATACTTTTGCAATAGTTTCCATTGCACTTCTTTTAATAGAGTAGAATTTATTTTCTATCTTACCATCATGTGCAACTATACATTCATACAAGTCTTTATCTGAATCATATGATATCACACATTCAACTTGTTGTCCATCTACAAAACCATTAAATTCATTTTGTTGTTCATTCATCTTCATACTCCTGTTTTATTATTTCATTTATAAATTCAGTATCACTTTCAATCTTATCTGCTACTTCATGTTTGGCATACTTTCTTGCTTCTTTAGGTGTGTAACCTTCTTGAAGTAACTCCTCATATATTTCTTTGAATAATTTTTTCTTATCATTATCCCATAGATTAGCCATGACCATCATCCTGAATACTTATTAACTTATTTAGATACCACTGTGCCTTTCTCAAGTCTTCTACACCATTTTTATATCTGTATCTCCACAAGTATTTCATAATGTTTCCTTGTAAGTAATACTCAAAACCTTTATCTGTCATTGCTTGTATTGCATCAATAGTTTCTATACCTGCCATATTATAATGAGGTGGATTATTTACCACATCTTTTTTACCTTTACCTGATAGGTAATTAGGTACTTTATTTTTATCTTCCATTTTTTTCCTTTCTTGTCTAAGCTTCCATACTATCCAATCATAGTATCTTTGAGGTTCTTTATCTTCCATAATTACCTACGTATAGTTTATTTTTTTTACTACTTCAACAACAGAATCTAAACCTTCTACAAGAGTTGGTCTATCCATCTCCTCTGCTTTGTCCATAGCTTCCCATTTATTTGTAGCACTTACAACATAGGTAACTCTACTTAAATCTATGACTGTAACTTCCCACCTATTACGTAGAAGTCTATGCTTTTTCCTCTGCAGAACTTTGTTAATCATACCATACATCCTAAATTTTGTAAAGATAATTATAAATAAACTGATTTATTCTTTTCATCAAAGAATTTATTTAGTATCTCATGCTTATCCCATGCACTAGCTAAACTCTCTAATTCCTTATCAATAGACTCAACAATATCATTATGTTCACCTATCCCTGCAGAGTTATTTAGATACACACTTATGTTGGCTTTATGCTTTGCCATTATACCTACATAATAAGTTTTTAAATTACTTATCATTGTCTGATTATTATTTTTTTCTTCACTCATTTTATTCTCCTTTAAATGTTTTAATTACATCAGATGAAAATAACTTCTGCAAGTTTAGTAGATACATTCTACTTGCATTATGGTCACCACCTGACACACTCTTTTTATAGTCTAGGTTATCAATAATCTTACGTAAACTATTAATATCAAAGACCAAAGTACAGAACACCTCATTGCCTATACATAAATTATGAAACCAATAATCTGCTTCAGTAGTTTGTATACCACTTGGCTTTCCATATGACTGATACTCTATGGCAATATTACCTGTCTTCTGCCATATGTCTCTTTCAGATTTGACTTCAATCTTTTTATCCTGCAACATTTCTGCTACAAGTTTTTCCCTTACCTTACCATACTTCAAGTCCATATCAAACTTTTTTCTGTTAGGTTTACTAGGTTCTAAGTTGTCCATTTTTTTCCTTTCTTTTATATGAACCTTTGCCTTTCTTAGGTGGAACTACTTGAGTTCTTTTTCTAAGATATGCAAAAGCTTTTGCAATAGGATTTACTTTAGCTATCTTCATTATGAAACCATAACTGCTATGTAAATACATAGTCCTATAATTAATAACTTACCATAGTCAAGGTCAAACTTTGTACCCTCGCCATAATTCTTATGATAATCTACATTAAAAAAGTCTGTTATTCTATGCCACATTTTTTTCTCCTAATCTGTTATATCTATTGCTACTATATCATATTCATCAAACATATCTCGTATTTGTTCTTCATTATATGCTTTAACATAAAGATAAGCAGTTCCATTAGTTTGTGTTGTGTCTTTAAATTCTACATAATATCTATTCATGTTCTCCACCTTTGTCGTTATCGTCATACTTAATTCTCTTACCATTGTAATACATATATCTACTTCTACTTGGTGTGTGATAGCCTTTTTTCAAAAAGAATGTAGGCTTTCTCTTTGCAGTTTCAAATGTAGCTACAGTTAAAACAATAGCACTTATTAGAAACACATGAGCAATAGCAGTTATACCAAACACCCACATACTACCAAAGTACATAGAGAATACTATGCACCACATCCATGCTAATACTTGCATGACCATGTGTCTAGTATTCAAATCATTTATATGTCTCAATGGATTAAGTTCGTGATTCATAACTGATTGCCATGTATCATGTACTATTCTAGTCATTGTTTATTTCCTTTCTATATCCCATCTGTAAAAGATATGGTCATCTATTCTTGTTATGTAAGTTTTAGTTTCTGCCCAACTAGGATTAACATAGTAGGCATGGTAGTGTGTTGCACCTTCAACAAAGTCATCTAGGTATCCATTATATACACCATTTGCTACGTGTAAAGCATCTTTCCATGCCTTATGTTCTCTTGGTTTATCACTCTTACCATCACAGTACCAACTAAATTGGCATCTGTTCTTTATAGGTAGAGTAGGTTTCCACTTGTATGTTAATCCTTGTTTAACTACGTCACATACGTTGTTAGGATACCTAGAGTCCTCTACCCTATTCATTACTACTTGTGCTACTG